TGTCGTACCGGCAGCGCCGATCCCCTGCACACGCGATCACCAACCCAGGCCCAGCCGTACATCACCGCAAAGACCGGACCTCCGATCGCGAGAAACAAAAGCGGCAAGACTGTTTCGAGAAGGATGCGCTTCATCTCAGAAGCCCTTCCACTTGTTGACCGGCGTGGATGCCCGGCGCTGCGGCGGTGCCTTCGGGAAGCCGCGGCCTTGGATGTTTCGCTTTGGCTTCGTGACGCCGTAGTGCTTTGCCGCCTTGCGATAGACGCGCGATTTCTCGGCGACGTCGGCTCGCGTCTTGTTCTTGTGGTGTTCGGCCAACCACGGCTTGAGGTTGGACTCGCGCCGCTCGCCGCCGTTGACCAGCGCAATCGTGTCTTCGCATTCCCAAGCCTCACCGGGCCTGATCGGACGATTGCAGCCGCACTGGCAGCGTCCGTCGTAGCGCAGGAAGATGCGCAGCCTGACGCGCGGCGGAACGGCGCTGTCCGAGCTTTTGCCGATCCACTCGGGGACGTTGCGGCTCATGCGGCCTCCCGCTGCGGCAGCGCGCCGGGTTCGACGCCGAGGAGCTTTCCGACCACTTCCATGATCGCGGTCTTGCTGTCCTGAAATTCCTTCGCGCCCATCGCGCGCCGGCTCTGGCTCTTGGCCGTGTAGCGGGTGACGGTCGCGCCGCTGGCGATCACGACGGCGAACTCGTCGATCGGCCGGATGAAGGCGGCCACGCGCAGCGCCTCGGCCTTCGAGGCGCAGGTAATGGTGTGGCTGTCGCTGTAGCCAGCACGGATCAGCGCCCATTTGCGCAGGTGCTCGGCCGAGGGGAATCGCTCGGCGAGGTGATCCGGCAGGGACATCCAGGCCTCGCGCAACCAGGCGAATTCGTGCTTGTGCGTGGCGTCGGAGCGCTGGCAGACCGGGGCCATGATGTAGCGCTCGCCGACCGTGTAGAAGGCGTCGGCGCGGCGGCCGTTGATAGGCTTCATGGCTTCGCCGTCCCATTGGAAGGCGAGGGGAGGAGCGGTATCGATCACGCCGCCTCCTTCTCGCCATAGAGCCGATTGAGCTCGGTGAGCTTCGCAGAGATCTCGCGGAGGAAACCGGCGATCTCGGTTTCGAGGTGGCTGATCCGCGCATCGTCGCGGGGCACGCGGCGAACGAACATGCGCATATGCTCGGGCATGCGCGGATCGTAGGAGACGAAATCGCACCACTGCCGGCCCGTGCAGGCCATCTGGAACTGCATCTGATCGGCGTATTTGGCGGGAACGGCTTGGCCGAGCAGTGTCTCCAGATGCGTTGCCGTATTGGGACACTTGATCTCGACCAAGCCGTCGTCGCCGACCAGGCCGTCGGGGCTGGCTCCTGCCTGGTCAATCTTTGGATGAGGCACGAACGCGACCTGCTCAACCGCGACGCTCTGGTAGAACTCGTAAGCCGCGCGCGCCTCGGGCTCGGTGTCCGTGCCGTGCTGCATGGCCGCGCTTGTGAAGCTCGGCGCCGGCGTGCCCGTCAGGCGCTCCGCGATGAGCTCGGCGAGGTAGTTGGCGCGAGAGGCCGAATAGCCGGTCTTCGTCTTGGCAACCACGTCAGCAACGCGCGATGCCGTCACCTTGCCGCAACGCAGCGCCTTCCATTCGGCCGAGCCTTGGATGATCTCGGTCATGGTTACGCCTTCCGCTTCTTATTGAGGGCCGCAACAGCGCGATCGAAGTCCTTGGCGGGTAGCTGCGCGATGCCTTCGATCTTGAAATATCGGCAGAAGGCTTCCTTGTCGGCTTCGACTTCATCGGCGAGCGCAAGCAACTGCTCGACCTGTTCGAGGCTGATCGTGCCGCCGGCTACCGCCGACCGCCCATCGTCGTCTTCACTTGCTGCCAGACCGAGCGCGGCCTTGAGGGTGTACCGTTGCAAGTATGTCTGCGTAGACCCGATCGCCTGAATGGGGTTTTTGCCGACAGTGGCATCCATAGGCCCCGTCAATGTCGTTTCTTCGCTATGCCCATGTCCGAACAGGACGCATGTGATGGACATTGATTTTTCGGTCTGAGCCGTTCGGAAACGATACGAAAGACCATGCCGACCGAGGATCGGGTCAACGACTGCGGCAATAGCGGCCATGTCCTCGTATTTGTTGTTATGGCCCGAGCGGTTTTTGACGATAACCGGAATCTCAGCCTTGGCCGCTGAGATCGCCTCGTCAAAAGCGGCGCGCTTCTGCTCGGCCATTATCTCCTTGCGCCAGCTCATGAGCTGCATCATCTTGTCCATGTCGGCGCCTGGGTCGCGAGCGACGCGCTCGATCATGCCGAGCACGGCGGCGCCTTCGGACTGCACGGGCAGTTGCGAAGTCGGGCCTTCGATCTGGCGGATGTTCTCGGCGGGCAAATTCATCGGGAGCGCTCCATAAGCTGTCTCAACACTTCGATGTCCCGCTCGTAGGCGTCGTGGGCCTCGAGCCGGTGTTCTGGTTTCATGTGGCGGTTGCCCTGCCACTCGCGGAGCATCGCGTCGGCGCGCTCCTGCGGGGTCGGGGCGGGGAAGGTGATCAGAACGCCCATGCGAGGCTCGCGAAGATGCAGAGGCCGAAGCCGATGATGGCGAGGGTGTTTTCGATGATCTCTTGACGGGTCATCAGAACACACTCCCGAACCCGCCCTCGAACGGGGCAACCATGGACGTTGCGACGGGAAGGCCGCGGGCGGTCATCCAAGCAAGGCGCTGCTGGGCGATATGATCCCGGAAGAGCTTGGCGGCTTCGCGCAGGTAGCGCGGGGCGTGGCTGCCGAAGGTCAGCATGGCCTCGCGGCGCACAAGCGCCTCATAGACATCGCGGTTGAGCTTGCCGGTGGCGGCGTCGAGCAAATTGCTGACGGCTATAAGCCGGGAGGGTGTGCGCTGAAGCATTTGCTAAGCCTTCCGCTGCTGAAACGTAGTTTTTGCATCGACTTCGTCGCGAAGCGCTTTGATGAGCGCGGCGGCTTCCCTCAATTCGCGCGCAATGCGGTCTGACGACCGGCCGGGGATCGGTCCCAGCCGGTTATCGATCTCGTCGGCGCTCGCGATGAGTTGGTCGGGGCCGATCATGCCGCCCTCGCGAAACGGTTGGCTTTGTATTGAGCCAGCAGGTGGCGGTAGTACGCAGCCACATGCATGCAGGCGTTGTCATTCTGCTCAGCCCAGCGGGTGAGGTTGCAGATTGCTGTGCCGGTTTTGTTTGAGATGTGCATGTCGTTCCCCGTCGATCTGATGGGGAGTAACTGTAGCGATAATCGCTACGATGTAAAGGGTGTGTAGCGAAAAAAGCTACGCATAGGTCAAAAAAATATATGGCCGGATTCGGACCTAACTGCTCGCCGTCATTTTACGCCCAGCTTGTTCAGGCGGTTCGTTAGGATTTCTGGGCCTTGCTCAAACGTGGCCTTGCAGGACTTCGCATGCTTCTGGAACAGCACGGAAATGTTGACGCAATTATTCTCTGTGTCGTCCTTCATCGCTTCAATAGCGAGACTCACCTTCGCTTCGATTGCCTTGTCAGACAGATCGGCAATTTTTCCTGTTTCTATGCCCCGCTTTAAGAAGGTTTGAGCGCCGCTCATGTATTGCGCGCTTAAGGGGTCGCTTTCGTTCTTGTTCTTGAGGCATTGGGCAACGAACATGTAGTAAGCTCCGCAGATGAGGTTTTCGTGCGAAAAATCGTTTGCGGCTTCCTTCACTTTGTCAATATTCGCCGCCTGCGCGCCTCCGGCTGCGCTGAGGATCAGCAAGGCTGCGCGGATTAGTTTCATAAATCGAGCACCGTGCGTTTCACGCGTCCAATCACGTCGAAATCGCGCTTGCGCCGCACAAATATCGGCTTGTGCGTCGGATTGGTGGAGTAGGGCGCCAGATAGGCCGGTTCGTCGTCCACCCACATTTTGTAGGTTGTCTCGCCGTCGATCGAGAAGATGTAATATTTTCCATTCCGCAGCTCGCGATCAGCTTTGTTGACGATCACTACTGATCCTGGTGGCGACACCCTATCCATGGAATCGGCGTCATCCTCCAGCCGCAGCGCGAAGAACTCGCCGCGCCCCAGATCGGCAAACGCCAACAGCGGCACGTCCTCCACCGGGATTTGAGAGGAGGGGGTCTTGAGCTTGCCGGCGGTCACGTTGTCCAGCAACGGCACCTGCACGATCTTGGATGAGCCCTTTTCGGGCGGCGCGGCATCGCGGAGGGTGGCCGGAGCCGGATAGCCGGTCGCCTCCTCGATGGCGAATAGCTCGTCGGCGGAGACCTTGCGTTTCCCGAGTACGATCTTGTTGATCTTGGACCGGTCGAAATCGACACGAAGACGCTCAGCGAGCCGTCGCGCAAGGTCCGACTGCGACATGCCGCTATGCAGCATTGCAGCCTCAACCCATTGAGCCATCGCTGGCTTTTTCAGTTTCGCTACAGCCATGGCCCTATGTAGCGGTTCCCGCTACGCGCTGTCTGTGATGAAATTCGCTACAGACCCTTGATTGTTGTAGCGTTAATCGCTACAACATCGGGCATGAGCAAACTTGAGCCAGCTGAGAGCATCATTTCGAAACTGGGTGGGCCGGCCGTCGTTGCGAGCGTCGTCGCCGTGCACCGCACGAGAGTTTCGAATTGGAAGAGGCCAAAGGAGAAGGGCGGAACCGGCGGGCTGATCCCGCAGCAGTATCACCGCACCTTGCTAGATCATGCTCGGGACAACTCCATTGATTTGAAGGCGGAAGACTTTCTGCCGCCGCGCGTCGCGGAGGTCGCAGCATGACGAGGCCGGCAGCGACGACGGGGGGCTGTCCGCTACCGGCCTCGTGCGCAGAGCAGAATACGCGCTCCGCAACTGAAATCCTTCTGCCGTCAGGCTCGATTTCCTCGCCTGTACCGGCGCTCAAATCTCTCAATATGACGCAGGCCATTCTCGATGGCCTTGCGCTTGTCGTCTGCGCGTTCGTCGTCTGTGCGCTCGCGGCCAGTGTGCCGCTCGCCATCGGGATGCTGATCTTCGCAAGCTTCTAGGACGCGCGCCGCCGCCAAGCCAAGCGCTGTCCAGGAGTCGTTGTCTTGAGTGAGTTCCTTCATGCCCGAGCAATCAAGCATGAAGGGTTTTGCAGGTGCGCAAAAAGCTTTTGACGGATAGCAAAATGCAGCAGGTCGCGTATCTCGATGAAGCAGCCGAATGGTCGCGCAGCCTGACGCGCATGCGGGCCCGCGGGCCCGGCGACACCGACAACGCGATGCGCTCGATCGAGCGCGAGTACGGCGTGGATTACTGGCTGCAATGGCGCCTGCGCTATCGGCTGTCCTCGCTCCGCGACATCGGCGTCACCGCCTACATGTCTTTGAAGGCCGCGTATCAGGCCGAGTGCGAACGCCAGATGCGAAAGCTGGAGCATGACATCGCCGTCACCGAGACAATCACCGGGCCTGATTGCCACGCACTTCGCGCGGCTAAGGCTCTGGTGGGCCCGTATGTGGGCAAGGATCCGTAGGGAGTAACGCCCGCCAGCATCACACTCGCGGGCAAGCAGGAAAGGGCAGGATATGGACATTGCTGCAGGCCGATTACATCGGTTTCACCGCAAACCGATCGATGCGGCCGAACAGCTCGCCATCGCGAAGCTCTGGCGAGAGGGAAAGAATACATGCGAGATCGCGGCCGCTATCGGTCAGCACGAGAGTGTAGTCGAGGTTCACCTCTGGCGATTCCGCGAGAACCAACGCGCGGCCATCGAAGGGGTTGCGCCATGAAGCGTGGATTTTACGCGATCGGCGATCTCATCAACGCCGACTGCAGGCGCTGTGGCTTGCCATTCCGCTATTTCTGCAAGGGCGGCCGCCACCGCTATTTCTGCGAGCCGTGCCGCGAGCTCGAAATGAAGGAGAATACGGCGGTGACCAATGCCGTCGCGAAAGAGCGTCGCGCCGAGCAGCGCCGGCTAGCCAAGATCATCCACCAGGAAGCGGAGCACGCCCATGAAGACGATCGCGCAGCAGTATCACGAAACGCGAGTGCAAGCGCAGAAGTGCAAGCCGCGCTCTGAGCGCAGGGCCGTGCTGACGCGCAAGCTGCGCGACCTGCTGACGCGGCAGCTGCGCAAGGAGAACCGAGCCGCGTGAAGGGCCGCGTGCGCGCGTTCAAGTTTGTGCGCTTCGCGGCCATCGAAGACCATTTCCGTTTGGGGTGGGTGATGTCCTTCCCGAACGCGCCGATGCACCATCATCACTATAGCTGCGAACTCGCCTGGATTTGTGATTGTCCAGTACCCGGCGACTCCAGACCACAACGGGGACGACATGAGCGAACCGACGATCGGACACAATAGCGATCCAGCGCCGCAGCTCGCGGCTGACCGCCTCAAATCCATTATCGAGCGCGTCGAGCGGTTGGAGGAGGAGAAGAAGGGTATCTCCGACGACATCAAGGACATCTACGCTGAGGCCAAGGGCAATGGCTACGATGTCAAGGCGCTGCGCACCATCGTGAGGATGCGCAAGCAGGATCCGAATGACCGCGCCGAAGCCGAAACGATCCTCGAATCCTACATGCACGCGCTGGGGATGCTGTGAACCATTGGTGGCGCGCCTATAACGAAGCGGTCAACGATCCGAAGCTGCAGTTGCTTTCGGATGCGCTGTTTCGCGCATGGTTCAACGTGATGTGCATCGCGTCTGCGAACGGTGGCGAGTTGCCCTCGCTCAAAGACATCGCCTTCACGCTGCGCGTACCGCCGGCGAAGGCGGCTCAGGTGCTGGCTCAGCTGAACGTCGCTGGCTTGCTCGACAAGACGGAGACCGGCTTTGTTCCGCACAACTGGAACGGCCGCCAGTACAAGGTCGATGCGATCGACCCGACCGCGGCGTCACGGTCCAAGCGATACCGTGACAAAAGACGTGATGCGTCACGGTCAAATACCGTGACGGATACCGTGACGCAGACCGTGACGGTGAAACGCCCAGAGTCAGATACAGAACAGATTGCTGTTGCTGCTGACGCGCGCGCGAAGGCGCCGTTGATCGGTCCGGACGCGTTGGCGCTCGCCGAGCAGCTGCTCAGGCTCGCCGGCCACGATCCGTCGTTCTGGCCGCCGGCCTGGTGCGGCGCACCGATGCGGGTGCAGACGTGGCTATCCCAGGGCTGGCAGCCGGAAATCATCGCTTCCGCGGTGAAATCCGTCATGGCGAAGCGCCAGGGCAAGCAGGTTTCCAGCGTCCAATTTTTCGAAAACGCAATCGCCGAGGAGCACGCGCGCCAGGCCGCGCCACTCCCGATCGTCGAGGTCCGAGAAGCTCAAACACTGGTGGTGACGACCAATGGAAAGCCAAAAAGCGCAGTCATTCAAGCCGCTGACAACCTCGTCCAGCGCATTGCCAGCTTCGACGATGCGGGAGGATCTGACGGCTTACGCGGCGATCAGGGCGAAGCTTCTCCTCGGCTGCTATCGCACGGGTGAGGCGAACGACCCGGAGACATACGTCGCGGCGATCACCGCCGTGCTCGCTAAATATCCGCGGGAGGTGATCACCTCAGTGACGCATCCCGTCACCGGCCTTCCTTCCAAGAAGGGCTGGCTGCCGACGGTCAAGGAAGTGAACGATGCCTGCCATGAGGCCTTCACCCCGATTGCGGAGAACGAGGCGCGGCTCAAGCGCATCAAGGAGCAGGTCGAGATGCGCGAGCGCGCCGATCGCGGTGAGCGGCCGACGATGGCGCAACTGAAAGCCAAGTACGGTGACGATTGGGGGATCGGAGAACGGGAGCGACCTGTCGAACCGAAGGCAGCGGCGCCGACGCTCGAACAGCTGAAGCACCACTACGAACATTACGACCTCGCGTTCAAGCCGAAGCAAACCGAGTGATATCCACCGGAAAATTTCAAAACCATTTTGTAGATTAACCCGGATCAGTCTGTCTCAACATCATGT